AAAAAAATAGCTACAAGCCCATCTTTATTTAACATAGATTTATTTTTTTACACTTCAACAGGTAGACGTTTTGATTTATTAGTTAATCGTTTAGTGGATATAAATGATCCAGATATTATACAGATTGGGGGTACTCCTACGCCTCCTATACCTATTGGGGGTAGACCTCCTCGAAATTATACTTACATTGCTGAAATGCAAATTGATTTATTAGCTGAAGAACGTATTTTTTTAGTAATGAAAAGATATCAAACAGCTAGCGCAGATTATACAATGGTTATTCAAGGGGGTACTCAAGCTAGTTTAATTGATCCTAAAGGACTTTATAATACGAAATTAAATTTTCGTACAAATACAAAAAAAACAGCTACAACGGCTTTAGGCTTTTCGCCTTTAACTATTTGGAAAACCTTAATTGATAAAATTACTGAAGGTCAATTTACTGCTGAAAGTGTTTATTTTACGGAAAATAAAAATATTAAATTATTTTCAGGAGAATCTTTAAGGAATATACCTGCTGCTAAGTTTAAGACAAGCCTAGAAGATTTTTTCAATTTTTACGATGCTATTTTGCCAATGGGCATAAGAATAGACGGAAATGTGGTTTATATGGAGCCGTTAACAGATCTTTATGGCGATGGCGCAGACATTTTAGACTTTGGAGAGTTAAGCAAAGTAGAAATAAATTATGCTTTTAATGCTTTAGCTAATTTATCTAAATTTGGGCATACTACTTTAACATCTGAAGAAATTGCAGGCATTAGCGATTTTAATGGCATAAATCAATTCCTGTTACCTATAACAGCTTTGAAAAAAGAACTTAATAAAACAGGTAAGTACATTGCTTCTGTTTATGACATAGAGGTTACTAGACAAGCAACAAGCGTTTTAAACAATGATAGTCAAAAAGCTGATAACAATATTTTTGTTGCTAATGTTTCAGAAGATACAGACGAAAATGGCAATAAACTTCTTTATAGAAAAGTTTATAGTGAAATAAGTGGGGTAGTTAATCCTGATGATATTTACAATATAGAACAATTGACTCCAGCACGTATGCTTAGAGCAAATGGCCCAATACTTCGTCCGATTGTAGAACAACAAGGTAACAATGCAATTCAATTCATATCTAGCAATAAGAACGGGCAATTAATTACAAATGAAGGTGGGGTTATTATAGATGAAAGGGCAAATGTGCCTTATACTGATTTAGGGCCTGGCTTATGGCATGCCTTAGATTTAAACTTTGTGGTTCCTACTCCTATGGCTTTTGCAAGCCAATTAGTTGCAGTAAATAAAGGCATTTGTAAAGGGCGATATATGGGCAATGAGATTAAGTTTTTGCCAATTGGCGAAATGAAATCTAAGCCTGCAACCGAGGAAACGCAGGAAATGCGAATGAGGCTATCCACATTAACGCCTTTAGCTGTAATTAATTCTTTATCTTTGGCTGGTACATTTTCAATTGACAGTATGAATAACACTATTTTTATATCCGACTTAAATAGCTTTCATTTTAGTAAGGTTAATAACGGCCTTCCTGCAAGTGTTACCTATAAAGGCATTTATGATGCTCCTTTTGAAAATAGACAAAATTTAAACGAGTACCCTCGTAAATACTTACAAAAATGGGCTAAAACAGAGGAATTAGTGCAATTGCAATTTGTAACTAGCGGCTATGATCTTTTATCAGTAGTTCTAGTTGACTATTATGGTAATCTAGTTGAAGGACATACCTGCTCTATTGCAACTAACCCAGGAGTACTTTTACCTTATGTTTTACAAGAAGTTGAAATAGATATTAGCGGTTTAGATGACGGCATTTATAAATGGGTTATTATGGATGGACAAAATAAACTATTCCGTTCAGAGTGGTTTAATTTAGCAGAGGAGTGGTACGATACTTTCCTATTTGAGTATTCAGATACTACAAATAAGTACAATACATATTTTAGCCCTACTTTTACACCAAAAATTCGTGTAGAAGCTAACTTTTTACCTTTGCAACCCCAATCAGAAAGCACAGAATATGTTGATGATATACATGATGTTGAAATGCTAGATGGCACAACTTGGGATCAATTAACATTGGTTTTAGGTGGTAAAAGCATTATTCCTGGGGAGAGTCAAGGCATTCCTGATTGGATGGCTAGAAAGCTTAATTATATTTTGCTTTTAAACCAATGCGTTATTGAGAATGTAAAATATAGCAAAGCAAAAGCAGAAAACATTGAACCTGTACTTACTAGCTTTATGCCGCTTAATGTTTACACAATTGATGTTGTACCTGCTACTGCTGGAACAGGATTAGTTTACGAAGGCGTACCTACTCCTATGACAACAAGCTTTGTGGCGACTATGGATGCAAGTAGCTTTGGTATTGCAGGGGATGAAATTATTGATATTGAAGTAATAAATGATTAAAAAATATGGCTACTGTAACACCTAGAATTTACACGGGGGCTTTTCCTACGATAAGCAATCCAATAAAATACGCGCTATTTGCTGCATCTGATCCATTGGCAGAAGTAGAAAGCCAAACCTTTGCTGCGCCTCATCCTGTGAGAGCAGTTAGTTTTCCAGGATTGGAAAGGATTAATTACATTTTGCGCATTTACGAAATGGTAGGTGGCATACCTGTTAGAACTTTAGTTGATGACTTTAATTTTAACCCTGATAATAACGAAATAGCCTATAAAGCCCCTGAAATTATTGTATGTGGATTGACTCCTGGTTTTAATCCAGGGGCAGGAAGTTTTGTATTTGATGGTACTGATGGAAAACCTGATTGGCGCAATTGGACTCCTATTATGCAGCCTCCAGGATTTTCGCCTTGGTTAGAAGGTTACAATTATACATGGGATGTACTTACAGGTACTTTAACTATGGTTGACGGCCAAACATTTGAATCTGAATTTAGAGTATTAGCTGAATTTGAAACAATAGTAGATGCAGGTGCAACAGGTGGAGTTCCTAGCGGTAGAATGTTTAATGAGGTATTAGAAGTTACAGCAAGCATTACTTTAACCCCTGATGATTTTGGTAAAAAAATATTAATTAACCCTGCTAGTACTTATTTAAAAATAACTATGCCTGCTATTAGCACAGTAGTTCAGAATAAGACTATCTTTTTTGAAACAGGCGTTGATACGGGAACTGATTTTTGCGTTGAAATACAAGCAGAAGGATCGACACAATGGGCATTTGGAAAAGCAGGTCGCGGTTCTATGTTTATGGTAGCAAATGAAACGTTTACTTCTTATAGATATGGCGCAAGTTGGCATGTTCAAGATGCAGTAGGTAACTATAAAAATGTTGGAGAACAAACAGCAAGTGATGACGATGTGCTTTTTGGGGCTTTACAAATGATAGGGCAATCGATTAATTCTACTCAATACAAGCGTTTATACAATGATTTTGTATTACAGCTTCCTGCATCACAAGTTGTTCCTTATGCAAGTTGGGCAGCTAATCCGACTAAATGGTCTTATGTAGATGGTTCAGGAAACTTTAGAGTACCTGATAGACGCAATATGCATGAAAGAAATTCAAATGCTACAAATATTGCAGGAAACTATTTAGCACCTATGGTTGGCCCACATAAGCATTTAATATTTGGTAATAACTTGGCAGGAAATCCTGATGTTAGTTCAACAAGTGGCGCATCAAGAGGATATGCGGATGGCGGTAATTTAGGGTATAGAGTATCAAAGTCTGATGGAGAAGCTTTATATGGCCTTACTGGAAACGGCACTGGAACAGAAAACTTTGTTAAGTCTTATTTTATTAATAGATTTGTAAAAATATAGATATGAAAAAATATTTGTTGATTATAGGATTTTTACTGACTTCTTTTGTATCTTTTTCACAAGTAATCCCAAAACCTAACCCAACTGCGGTTGGTATTGGATATAAAAGACTTTTAGCTGATAGTACAATATTTATCCCAACGGGAGGAGCAATCCCTAGATTGGGTTCTAATAACATTAATAGACGTAGCGCTATTTATGCAGATACAATAAATAAAAGATTATGGGTATTTTATCCTAATGACAGTACATGGAAAGTAGCAGGATTGACTAAGATAACTTGGGATAGCGTTACAAATAAGCCTACCTATTTTCTTACTAAATACGATAGTTCAACTGATATTAAAGATAGCATACAAGCTCGTTTAGCATTAAGAGATACTGCTAATATGCTTAGTCCTTACATTAAAATAGTGGACGTACATGGTTTGCCTGTGGGTGGAACTACGGGGCAAATACTTGCTAAAATTGATGAAACTGATTATAATACCCAATGGATAGATAATTATACTGGCGATATAAGACAATATGTAAAAGCGGGAGAAGCGATTAATAAAGGTCAAGCCGTATATGTAAGTAGCGCTGATGGTACAAATATTATTGTTAGTAAAGCATCAAACGCCTCTGAATCTACTTCAAGTAAAACGTTAGGATTATTATACCAAACATTAGCTTTAAATGGTCAAGGTTTTGTTATTACAGAAGGTAGGTTAGAAGGACTTAATACTTTAGGCGCTACGGCAGGCGATCCTGTTTGGTTAGGAACCAACGGTAATTTAATTTTTGGTTTAGCTAATAAACCTTATGCCCCTGCACATTTAGTGTATATTGGGGTAGTAAGTAGAGTAAACGCAAATAATGGCGAAATTTTAGTTAAAATACAAAATGGGTTTGAACTTAAAGAATTACATGACGTTTCAGCTCAATCGCCTTCAAATAACGATGGTATATTTTATAATAGCAGTAATTCACTTTGGGAAACTAAATCTATTGCAACTGCTTTAGGTTATACCCCTGCTAATGCTGCTACATACGTGCCTTATACAGGGGCAACGACTGATGTGGATTTAGGAAATCATAATTTAAGCGCAAATTATAACATAACTTCTAAAAATAACATAAGTGGAAGATCTGTTTATGTTGATGGTAGCGTTACAAATAACGAAGGCAGTATATTAGGATTTAAGCAATATCCTTCTACTTTTGGGGGGGATTTTAAAGTAACTGCTTTATCAGCGCTTAATAATAACAGCTTAGGCCTAACATATTGGCACGACTCATTACCAACAGGGCAATTAAGATACAAATCAATTTCTTTAAGGACAGACAGTTTAACTATTAATGTTGGTCGTACTTATTATTGGCCTAATGTATCGGGTACTTTAGCACTTTTAGAAGGAACGCAAACATTTAGTGGGCTAAAAACATTCTCTAATAGTACAACTAATTTTAATAATCCCGCTGCTAATGGCATAAATACTCTAACTTTTAAAAGCGCTTCTGTTACTGATGCTATAATAAGCATTGATACAAACTTTACCCAATTTCAAAGTTTTGGAAATTATGGGTATTTATTTAAAATGAGAGATGGATCAAATGGACTTGCTATTAGAAATGACGGGTCAGGATTTCAATTAAATTTACCATTTTCGGGATCATTGGGGCTATTTTCAAGTTTTGTTAGGGCGTCTGCATACAAATTATCGGGAATGGAAGCTGGATCAGGCGCATTATATTGGACATCTGATAGAGTTACATTAGCTAATTATAATGCAACTGGAGTAGTACATATTGAAGCAAATGGCGGTACTGGAGTGGCTACTTTTGGGGGAGCTACTTATAATAATGACTTTGTAGGTACAGGAAGATTTACGGGGGCATTAACTGGTACAAGTGCTACTTTATCTAGTGATTTAACAGTCAATGGGGAAATAATATCAAACAACTATTTAAGACTTGCTGCTGGATTTGCTATTGCAAACAATATGGGCGTAAATTCTAGGGCTGATCATAGTAATATTTCTGTTCTATTATCCCCTGGTCAGCATTCATTAATGTTTTGGACAAATACTGACTGGTCTAGTAAATTAGTTTTTACACCTAGTGCAAATAGAACTTTTACTTTTCCTAATGCTTCAGGTACAATAGCATTGACAAGCGATTTAGGTTCTTATTTACCTTTAGTTGGCGGTATATTGACTGGAAAACTTGCAGGGGTTAATTTAGAGTTTTCAAATCCATCGGCACCGTTTGTTTCAGGCGGGGTAATTAATAGCAGTTCAACGCAAACTATTGCAGTACCTAACGGTAGCACATGGTCAAACGGTTCAGTATTTTCTGCTAGCAATAACACACAGATTTTAAACTTTGCAGGCAGCCAATCAATACAAAATGGATCGGTTGTGGCGGGTACGGTTAATGTGAATAGAATTTCATTCACTGCTGGCAGTTCTACTATATCAATGGCACAGTCTACTGGTATTAGAGCAATGGCAGGGATGCAGATGCTACAACAAACAGGCGGCACAATCAATGGTACTGTATCACATGGCGCTTCTATGTTTGTTCAAGGCGTATATCCTTCAAATACTGCAAACGTAACTTTCTCAAACTATTATGGCCTATTGATGAACCCTTTGGATGAGTGGGGAGGCGTAACGTTCACTAATCGTTGGGGTATTTACCAATCAGGTGCTAGTGATAAGAATTATTTTAACGGTAACCTTTTAGTAAAAAGCACTACTGATAATGGGTCAGCTTTGCAAGTTACTGGTGCTGCTACATTCTCAAGTAGTGTAACGGCAGGGCAATTAATTGCTGGCGGTGGTGGCTCAACGGGAGGTGCTTATGCGTATTTAAGCACATCAGTAAATGGCTTGCCTGCTACAAGTGGCACAACACAAACTGCTGGTGCTTTAAGATTAAGAGGTGGAGATAATGCTGTTTTAGATTTTGGACTTAATAGTGTTGACACTTGGTTACAAGCAACAGATTTGTCAAGCTTAGGAACATACTACAAAATTTTATTAAATCCTAGAGGCGGTAACGTAGGAGTAGGAATGAGCAACCCTGATCAAAAATTTACAATTAATCAAGGCGCAACAGGAACAGGGCAAGGGATACCCGCAACAAGTGGCACAACACAAAATGGCATACTAAGATTAAGACCTGCTGTTGGGGTTTATGGCGAAACATTTGATTTTGGGATGAATGTAGCTTCTACTTATGCATGGATGCAAGCTACAAATGCAAGCGGATTAGGTACAAATTATGCTATTGCGATAAACCCTAATGGGGGTAACGTATTAATAGGTACTTCAACAGATAATGGCGTAGATAAATTACAAGTAAATGGCACGATAGCTGCAACTTCTCTAAAATTAGGTGGAGATTACGCAAATACAATTACAACTACTACTGGATTCAGTAGTTTCCAAACATTAATACCTACGGGAGTTTTAGCTCCAAATGCTTTATATGTAATTTATGTTAATTACTCAGTTAATGGTGGGCCTTATAATGTTACAACCTCATTTACCTATATACCTTGTAATACAAATGGAGGAGGAGTAGATAATACATTTACGCCAATGACTACTACACACCAAGGCGGAACTGCTACTATGGATGTAAGATCATTTGCAGGTTCAGGTCAACCTGCGGCAGGTTTACAATTAAGAATTAATGGCGTGAATGTATCTACTAATGGAAGCGTAGTAGTAAGAGCTATAAGATTACAATAAAATTTAAAAAACAAATAAACAAACAATAATGAAAAAACTATTCATTCTCGCATTCGTCCTAATAGGACTTAGTTCACAAGCTCAAACAAAAGTAGCAATTGGTAAAGATTCAATCTTTGTACCATTAGGTGCAATTGTAATTAACCCTGTTATTGCAAACGCACAAGGCGATACTGCATGGACTTTAAACTTTTATGCTTTCGATGTAAAAGCTGATACGGTAAGCGGTTGTCAAACCCTTGTTACATTGGCTAACAAAAACGGAGCTGCAATTGGGCAATTTAACCAACCGTTGCCTTCTGATATTGTGAATGCATGGAGAACTTCGCCTGATCCTGTTTATGACTACATTTTGTTCATGAACCCAAGATTTATTCGTTATATTCCTAAAAAATAAAAATCAAAATGAAAAAAACAACAACAATCATTGCAGCACTTTTGTTAGCAACAGCGTCTTTTGCACAAGAAAAGCCAAAAGACAGTTTAGTATTACAAATCACAATTGACACGACTACGTTTAAAAACATTATTCGTTTAATTGATGAAAACATCGACTCACGTACTTTAACAGGTAAAATGGTTAAAGAGAGCATTTTAGCACCTTTAATGTCAAACTACCAATTAGTAGCTGATAAGCCTAAAGCATTAAAACCTACAAAAAACTAAGGATGAAGTCTTTACTAACCATAAGCATACTTGCTGTACTTAATTTTAATTTTAATTTTTTACCAACAGGTACGCTTATGGTAGGTATTGGGCTTGCAATGGCCTTAGATCTATGTACGGGCATAATTAAGGCCATATTTAAAGATGAACAAAGAACTTCACAAGGTTATCGTAAGACAATTAAAAAGTTCACACAATACTTCGGGGCCATATCAATAGGCATTTTAGTTAGATACGCATTTAGGACTGAATTAGGCGCACCTGAATACCTTGTGTATGCTGACTTTTTTAATAATAGTCTACTAATCTTTATCATCTTTATTGAGATAGTAAGCATACTTGAAAACATGCTTGAAATAGACAACAAAAGCCCTTTTGCAAAATATTTTATTCGCCCAATGCTAAATATCTTAACTTTAGCACTTAAAAACAACTTTGTAGCTAAACAAGCGGATAAGTTGGAGGCAAATTCACAATCAAAATAAACACAATATGAAGAACTGGAAAACAACTTTAGCAGGAGTTATTATTGCAGCTATTGCAGGTGCAACTTATTTACATTATTTGACTGCTGAACAAGCAGTAGCAATCACTGGAACTTTAACCGCTTTAGGTTTAATTTCAGCAGAAGATGCTAAAAAGTAAGTAAGATGCGACACATATTAATTTTATGCTTTATAGCTGTAATTGCTTCGTGCAGTACAGCTAGTAAAATACAGAAAGCTGAACAGCTTGTAATTACTAACCCGCAATCATTTGAGAAACTAGGCTTAAAATGGGCGGAGTTGAACCCTTGTGCCAATGACACAATCATTTCATTGGTGGAAGCAGCCATTGATTCCATCACATTTGCTGATTATCTTAAATACCTTAATACTAAAAATGGGCCAACTAAAGCTGACTCAATTCCGTTAATGCTTAGACAAGCCTACTATTTTGGGTTTGATGAAGCTAAAAAGCAATATGGGTCGGTTAAGATACCTAAAGTAGAAAGAAAAACCGTTATTAAGACCGTTTTAGATACTCGCGGACTTAATAAGGCCAAAGACTCAATCAATAAATTAAACGCTGAAAAAGGAGCTTATTTAGGGCAAATAGGACAGCTCAATATTGAGCTTTCTAAATCGGATAAGAAATCTACTAAGTGGGTATTTTTATTCATAGGCGCTTTAGTATTATTTATGGCATCTTTATACGTAAATATTCGCAAATATCTGATATGAGATATGATTGGCTTAAATATGAAGATGCACCTAAACATTTGGTTCAAGCAGTCAGGCTTATGGGTACTAAAGAAGTGCCTGGACTTAAGTCAAATCCTACGATTTTAGCTTGGGCCAAAGAGTTAAGATTGCATGAAATTTACCGAAATGACGATACGGCTTGGTGCGGATTATTTATTGCAATTACGTTACACAGGGCAGGAAGGGATATACTTCATGCCTACGGTAATTTAAGGGCAAGAGAATGGGCCAATTATGGTTTAAAAGTAGACAAAGCAGAATTAGCGGACATACTTGTATTTGTAAGAGAGGGAGGCGGTCATGTGGGATATTATGTAGCGGAAGATGCTGACTGTTATCACGTATTAGGAGGAAATCAATCAAATATGGTAAATGTAACTAGGATTTTAAAAACTAGATGCACAGCCATTAGACGCATACCATATGACAATAAACCTAAAAATATAAGGTCAATTGTAATCAATTCATCCGCTGAAATAAGCACAAACGAAGCATAACATTATGGCGAATATAAAACTAACGCAAAAACAAAAATTAGCTATTGAGTATCTTAATAAGTTTCCTAGCATAAGTAAAAATTCTATTGCAGCTAAACTATACAATGCTCACGAAACTTTATTTCATAGCGTAGAAAACGCTAGAACGCAATTAAGACAAGTAAGCGGCACACTAGGCAAAAGCTCATCTAGACAAGTTAAAATAACACATACTCCTGATTTGCCGCCTAGTAAAATGCAAAATAGAGAATTTGTAGATTTGCCTGTTAGTTCAAATAACATTTTATGGCTTTCAGATATTCACATACCGAATCAAGATAATGCCGCTTTAAAATTGGCAATTGACTACGGGGTTAAAAATAAGATTAATTGTATTGTGTTAGGTGGGGATATATTGGATAATACGCCTTTTACAAATCACGATGCGCCGCCTCCAGGAAAAGACGATGTAGTTGAATGGTTTGAGTATTGCGAAATATTTTTAAGCCATTTACGCACTAAATTTCCTAAAGCACATATTATTTGGATTGAAGGCAATCATGATAACTGGTATATGCGCTATTTAATGAAGAAAGCGCCAATGCTTTTTAATGATGAATATTATAGATTGCCTCAAAGATTAAATCTAAAAAAATACAATGTAGACTTCTACGAACAGCATATAGTTGTAAGAGCAGGAAAGCTGCACATGCTGCATGGCCATACAATCGTTAGAGGCTTTATGGCACCTGTAAACGCTGCAAGAGGGGTATTTATGAGAGCCAAAAGTTCAATGATAATCGGCCACGTACATAGCAGTAGTAACCATTCTGAAACAAATATTAAAGAGGAGCCTATTAGCTGTTGGAGTGTTGGATGCCTTTGCACTTTAGCGCCTGATTATGATCCGCACAATACTAAACACAATGTAGGTTTTGCACATATTATAGTTGAAAAGAATGGAGATTTTGAGGTACTTAATAAAAGAATAATTAACGATAGAATACACTAAAAAATGCGCTTCGAGAAAGTATATAGCATGGGTAAAATCTTAAGTAATGATACTTATGAGGCTTTAATGTTTCAAGATAGAAACGGCCCTGCTTTTAGAGAATGCGAGAATGAGTTTAAAGACAATCGGGATTGGTGGATAATGCGCAATAAAAGGAATGAGATAGTGGCTTATTGTGGTAGTGCTTATTCAGAAGGTATTGCTATTTTCCTACGTGCCTGGGTAATTAAGTCAAAAAGAGGCAAAGGATTGCAAAAACACATGATTAAATTGCGTTTAAATGCCGCTAAACAGCGTAAATGCAGAGTAGCTATAACTTATACAATGAAATGGAATTACCCAAGTATGAACAATTTAATAGGTTCTGGGTTTAAGATTTATGGCCCTTCATGGGAATACGGGGGTAAGGAAATGGTTTATTTTAAAAAAACTTTGTAATTAATAAAAAACTTTATTATCTTTGGGCTTCATAGGTAATATTTGAGTTAATAAGCGAACAAGGCCCTTTATTTCTATAAGGGGCCTTTTTTAAAACGTAAAACAATGGCAGGAGAATACATTACACAAACGCAATTAGCAGATAAGCTAGGAATTAGCTTACAGCATCTAAATTATTACATTAAGATTAAAGCCGTAAAGACTCAAAAGCAGTACGGCAAATTGCTTGTTTTAGCAGATACTAAACTAGACATTAGGAAAAATAAGTAACTATTTACCGCTTATCACGGTATTTTGCCATTTATCACAATTTATTTTGAAGTTAGTAAAAAACTTATTTATCTTAGCAGTACAATAAAAAAATAACTATGCTAAAAGTATTTACAATTATAGAAAGAGAAACAAATACAATACATCAAGTAGTAGCTAAATCTTTTATAAAAGCTGTTGATATAGCCAGTTCACATCATGATATATTTCCTTCAGAAAAGAATTATGAAATTTATGATGTCCATATACATGGCGATATGTATGGCAAACATTTATGTTGCACTAGTATTTATCATAAATGAATGGATAATTAGAAACATAATTCTAATTAACTTAAAAACAAACAACAAAAAGTCTTTATTAACCGAAATTGGAAATATAAATCTAAAAACAATGACACCAACAAAAGAACAATTACTTGAATTTGGTATTCAGCTTGACCGCGAGTCAATTGATGTATTTGAAATGAATTACTTATATCGCTTTGACGATGTTAACTATGTAATTCTTACAGACGGAACAGTTATTACACAAGAGGAGGATAATGCTTGTGGCCCAGACTTCGCAATATTTCCAATAAAACATTAAATTATGAAACTAGAAACTGTTTATCTATTAAATGAGGCATATAAATATTGCAGCGAAAATCAAAAATCTAGTGAGTTTATGCTAGAATTTATGCAAGAGTTTGCTAATGTAGATTTGGATTGTGTACTAAATTTTTTGATAAAAAATGGAAAAATAATTAAGCTATGAGTATAAGATATAGATTGGCATTTAATCCTAAAAACCCATCACATTTATTTGATCGAGCCAATAAGTATTGGGAAGAAGAAAAAGCTGAAAAGGTTGAAACACATCTTAAAGAAATAATGCTAGAATATAACCTAGACAAGGATTCGCCAATAACCTTATGTTTTAGAGGTAATTTATTTTGGGTATCAATGTATGGGGAAAGAATAGGTAAATTATTAATATTTCAAAATCTTGATAAAAATGGCAAATAGCATATATTATTTAGGTCATAACATATTTAAAATGGGCGATGTTTATATTACTACAATAGATAGTCAATCGCATCCTTTAATAACTTCAGCAAAAGTACATATCGATTTTATAACAAGTCAAAAACAAAAATCATGAGCCAATACTTTGATCAGATTATTATAGCTAAAAAGAATATCGAAATTGCGATATTTATGGGTGCAGACACGTCTAAAAGTACAAGACATGTCATTACAGACGAATTGTGGGATTTACACATTAAAGGCGTATTTTATACCCGCAATGAGCTTTGTTATCACATGAGTTGGAATTGGCTATTTCCTGTATTCGACAAAATATCTGCATGTAAAGAATTAGAAACAGACGGCATTTTACAAAAGTGCAAAACAGACCTTTTAGCCGATTTTAATGATGGCGCACACATAGAGGATATTTGGTATGGCTGCTGGAAGTTTATCGGAAGATTAGACTATTTGAAAACAAAAGAACCATTGGAAAAATAAATTTTGTAGTTACTAAAAAAGTATTTATTTTCACATTATTAAATCAAAAACTATGACAAAAGAACAAGAAACACAAGTGGCGCTTATTACTGCGCACATGCATTTCACTGAAATTGCAATCAAAGATGATGAGTTTTTAATTGACCATCTTAATTACTATGAAAAGGTAAAATCTTACGCTGAAAGAAACAATATTCAATTATCTACAATTAACCCAAATGAAATTATCAATTCTATCCTTAAACGCGCTAGAGGTAACGATTACCGTGCTGATATTTTTAATGATAGTGTTTCTGTTCATAACAACGATAGTGGCATTATATCTGATTTGTAAGAACTGGAGATGGTTCCTTACAGGAAAATAGGACATACAAGGTATATCGGGCCGATGTTTCTACATTAGCTCCTTTTTAACAAACAATTTTAAAACACAACATAAAACAAGTAACATGGAAATCAAGTTAAAAATCGAAGCGAGCGAAGATTTGTTAAACGCAATTAACGGATTAGCTAACGCACTAAGTAAAACTACTCCGACTGAAAAAGTTAAAACCGCAGTAAAAAAAGCATCCCCCGCTGAAGTAAAAGAAGAAACACAAGAGGAATCAGAGCCAACTGAAACACAAGAGGTTGAAGCAAATTACACGGCAGCTCAAATAAAAGAAATGGGTCAAAGCGTTGCAGCTAAGGGAAAAAAAGATGAAGTAAAAGCCTTAATTAGCAAATATGGCGCATCTAAATTATCAGATTTAGCCGAAGCAGATTACCACGCATTTGTAAAAGATTTAAACGCTTTATAATGGCACACGCATTACTATCCCCCTCTAGCGCTTCAAGATGGATTGCTTGCACTCCGTCAGCGAGGTTCGAACAGCAATTTCCTGATAGCTCCTCTGTATTTGCACAAGAGGGTACATTGGCCCATAGCTTAGGGGAATTGCTTATTAACTTTAAGCTAGGTTGGATAAAAAAACCTGCTTATAAAAAAGCCTTAGAACTAATCAAGAAAAACGAGCATTATGAGGAGGCGATGTTTGATCATTGCGAAGATTATGCAGTGTTTGTAATGGAACGCTATGCAGAAGCTCAAACAAGGTCAAAATACGCACAAATTCATTTAGAAGTTAAGCTTGATATGACTAAGTGGGTTCCAGATGGTTTTGGAACAAGTGATGTCGTTATCGTAGCGGATGACTTTATGGAAACGATTGACTTAAAGTATGGTAAAGGCGTACCTGTATCAGTTGAGGAAAATAAACAACAAATGCTTTATGCATTAGGAGCTTTAGACGGCTACGAGTTTTTATTTGATATTCATACTGTACGCATGACCGTATATCAGCCAAGACTTGACAATATCGCATCATGGGAAACAACTGTAATGGCTTTAAAGTTATGGGCTGAAGATGATTTAACTACTAAAGCAAATATGGCCCACAACGGCGAGGGCGATTTTATACCTGGGCCACATTGCGGTTTTTGCAGAGGTAAAGCAGTATGTAAAGCATTAGCTGAATACAATTTACAATTAGCTAAACATGAGTTTGCGCATCCTAACATTTTAAAAGATGAGGATATTGCAGCCATTATGGAAAAGACTAAAATGTTTGTTAATTGGATTGAATCAGTAAATAGCTATGCTTTAGATCAGGCAATTAATCACAATAAAAAATGGCCAGGTTACAAAGTTGTAGAAGGCAGAAGCAATAGAAAATATGCTGATGCTGAAAAAGTAGCTGAAATTTTAAGCAAAAAAGGTTATCCTGAAGAAACTATTTACAACAAAAAGTTGATTGGTATAAGTGATATGGAAAGCGAATTGGGGAAAAAATTATTTGCAGATTTATTGGGCGAATACATAATTAAACCACAAGGAAAGCCTACTTTAGCACCCGCAACAGATAAAAGACCTGAAATTAATAGTTTAGAAAAGGCACAAAAAGAGTTTTCATAGCAACACAATTATAAACAAACAAAAACCAAAAACGATGAGTACGAACACTCCAAAAAAAGACCCTTGTCTAGTAGTAACAGCAAAAGTGCGCTTAAGTTATGCGCATATCTGGACTCCACAAGCGGCACAAGAAGGCGGCGAACCTAAGTATTCGCTGTCAATCATTATCCCAAAATCGGATAAGGCAACGATTAAAGCAATTGAGGAAGCCACTAAAGCAGCAGCCGAATTAGGCAAAGCTAAATTAGGCGGTAAAATCCCAGCTACTTTAAAGGTTCCTTTACGTGATGGGGATGCAGAAAGAGAAGATGATGAGGCTTACCTTAATTCATTATTCTTAAATGCATCAAGTAAAAGCAAACCGCAAATCGTGGATGCTGATGTTAACCCAATCTTAGACCAAGAGCAAGTGTATAGCGGATGTTATGCACGTGTATCTTTACGCTTCTATGCTTACAACAGCAATGGAAGTAAAGGAGTTGCAGCTGGTTTAGGAAATATCCAAAAGTTAGCTGATGGCGAACCTTTAGGTGGTAAGCGTTCAGCTGAAGCAGACTTCGGAGCTTTTAAGTCTGAACAAGATGACGATCTTTAAATTGTAACTGCTAGGGGCTTCGGCTCCTAGCTTTTTAATTTTTTACTTATGGACGATAATTCAATTATGCCATTCGGCAAATACCAAGGAAAAAAGTTGATACAAGTACCTGCTCCATACTTATTATGGCTTTACAATAAAGGATGTTGGGATTTAGGAGTTAAAAAATACATACAAGACAATTTGAACTTTTTACTTAATGAAATGAGTAAAATTAAAAGAAGATAATGCACACATTAAATATCGATATTGAAACGTTTAGTTCTAATGATTTGCTAAAAGGTGGCGTATATAAATATGTAGAAGCATCAGACTTTCAAATATTATTGATGGCCTATTCATTGAATAATGGCTCTGTGGAGATAATAGACCTTGCTAATGGCGAGAAAGTTCCTAAAACGTTTATTGATGCGTTAAAAGATAAAAACGTCTTAAAAAAGGCTTATAATGCGAATTTTGAACGCACTTGTTTAGCAAGGGCATTTGGCGAAGATATGCCCCCTGAACAATGGGAATGTACTATGATGAAAGCATCCATGTTAGGATTGCCTTTAAGCCTTGATGCATGTAGCAAAGCGCTTAATTTAACAGAGAAAAAAGATAACGGTGGTAAATCGTTGATAAGATATTTTAGCTTACCCTGTAAGCCCACAAAGGTAAATGGAGAAAGAGAAAGAAACCTGCCTGAACACAGCCCTGAAAAATGGGAATATTTTAAGGCATATTGTGTTCAAGACGTTAAAACTGAAATGGCAATCGGGGATAAAATTGCTTTCTTTAACATCCCTAAACATGAAAAGGAATTATGGAATTTAGATCAAAAGATGAATGATTGGGGCGTTTTAGTAGACAAGCAATTTGTCTTGAACGCTATTGAAATTGATGAAATAAACAAAAAACGTCTAGTTTCTGAAGCAATAAACTTGACAGGCTTAAATAATCCTAATAGTGTTTCACAACTTAAAGCGTGGATACAAGCAGAGGTTGAAGGCCCTATTGAGAAGTTAAGTAAAGACATTATTCCAGAATTGATGAAAGCGACTGACTCTGAAATAGTAAAAAGAGTACTCACGATTAGACAAGAAATGTCAAAAACATCTGTTAAAAAATATGAAGCCATGAAGTCTGCTATCTGTTTTGACAATAGAGTTAGAGGCTTATTACAATTTTACGGTGCCAACCGTACAGGACGATGGGCGGGTAGACTTGTCCAGGTACAGAATTTACCCCAAAATCATATTAAGGAATTAGAATTTGCAAAACAATTAGTAAAAGACAATGATTTAGAAGGACTTGAAATGTTTTTTGACAATGTTCCTGACACACTTTCGCAATTAATCAGGACAAGTTTTATTGCTCCAGAGGGCAGCCGTTATATCGTTGCTGACTTTTCTGCTATTGAGGCTAGAGTTATTGCATGGTTAGCAGATGAGTCATGGAGAATTGACGTATTTAAAACCCATGGCAAAATCTATGAGGCCTCTGCATCACAAATGTTTAAAATACCGATTGAGAATATTACAAAAGACCTAAGACAAAAAGGTAAAATTGCCGAATTGGCTTTAGGTTATCAAGGCGGCCCGAATGCATTACTTAAAATGGGGGCGCTTAAAATGGGATTAGAGGAATTGGAATTACCTGAAATAGTTAGTAAATGGAGGGCGGCAAATAAAGGTATCACGGAATATTGGTATTCGATAGATGCTGCCGCCACTAACTGTGTTTATGATTGTCAACCTATATCAACTAAACATGGCATTAACTTTAGATTGCATAAAGGTATTTTATTTATTGACTTACCTTCTGGAAGATCGCTTTCATATTTAAGACCCAGAGTTGAAAAAACTGGATTTGTCGGACATTCAACATTGACTTATGAAGGCATGGATCAAACTACTAAGCAATGGCGCAGACAAGATACGTATGGCGGTAAGCTAGTCGAGAACATAGTACAAGCTGTTGCAAGGGATTGTTTAGCTTATACAATGCTTAAAGTGGCAAAAGCTGGGTACAATATTGTATTACACGTACACGATGAAATTGTAATAGAATGTCCTGATAATGAAGGTTCACTTGAAAAAATACTAAATATAATGCGCGAACCAATACCTTGGGCTAAGGGTTTACCGCTTGATGGCGCTGGATTTGAAACTAAATACTATAAAAAAGATTAACAATGGGAAAGAAAAAACGTAACAAACAAATTAGGGAAATTGCAGCTCAATTGCCTAAAATGAAGTATGAAACAACGCATAAAGAGTTATTTAATGGCTCCGATGTATTACCTGAAGGGGTTTTAGTCGCAACAGTTGCAGGCCGTGAAATGCTAGCGGGTAAAACTTATGTAAACAGCCAAAAAGTTAAAATGGATGTAAACCATTACAGACGTATGAAGTCAATGGCTAATAAGTCAGGAGTAAATGGTTTAGCAGAGTATATATTTTCAGTAAATAGAATGGTCAATAAACAACAAAATCAAAAATAAATACTATGGAAAAAGGTAAATTTTACAAATCAAAAACAACAAATTTAATTGTTAAATGTTCTGAACCTAAAAATGAAAATGGTTATTTTAGCGGTTATGTTGTAAGTGGGGAGTCTACATTTCAGCCACTAAACCATTTTAGCGAATGGTGGAACGCTTTTAATTTTGAGGAGGTATATCCTGATCAAATTCCTGGATACCATACTTCAGTTAGAAATACGCATCCTACACTTGAAGATTTTAATAAAAAACAAGTTACAGGGCCACAAGGCCAAATTGCTGAAACTAAAAGAAGGGATTTTTGGTGCAGAACAGTTATAGCTTATACGGGTGCATCAAATTCAATTTCTTCAAATAAATGCATAGAATGGGCTGATAATTGCCTTAAAGAATTTGACAAACGCTTTAATAACAAATAAAATAAAAACTTATGGCAATTATTGGAATCAATGGCTACGCTGGGGTTGGAAAAGATGAAGTTGCTAAAATTATTCAAGAGTTACAGCCTGATAAGAATTGGCAGATTAAAAAGTTTAGCGGTAAGCTAAAGCAAATGGCTTCATTGCTTACAGGGGTATCAGTTGAAAAGTTTGAACAACAAGACTTTAAACAGAAAAAATATTTGCCAATAGGCGATAAAATGTATCAAGTAAGAGAGTTTTTACAATTTTTAGGCACTGAATGTGTAAGGGATTTGTTAGGTAAAGATATTTGGGTAGACGCTTTACTAAATGATTATACCCCTAATCAAAATTGGATTATTACCGATATGCGTTTTCCAAATGAATTAAAAGGAGTGGTGCATGCCTTAGGAGTTACTTTAAGAATTGAAAGAGTAGGTATTGCTCCTATTAATGCGCATCCGTCTGAAACAGCCCTTGACAATCATTTATTTGATTCAGTAATAGAAAATAGAAGTAGTTTAGATTTCCTTAAAAATGAGGTAGCAAATTTCCTTTTATTTCACGATTTATAAACTTATACCGCCTCGAGAAATTAAATATTTAAAAAAAACTAAATAGTAATTACGGGAACTTGGGGCGGTTATTTTTCCACTTATAAAGGACAAACATGTACCAAAAAGTGCGTTTTATGACACTTTATCGTATGAACATGTGTTAAAAATGGCATTTTATGATACATATTTACATAAAAACGTAACAAAAATTAAACCTATGAATGACAAATTAGAAAGAATTATTAGTGATTTTAACACTGCATTAAGTGATTTAGATGCTTTAACTGATGAGCTTGAAAATGTGGAGCTTGAATTTGATGATGAAAATGTTCGTAAGCATTTAGGAGAGGATTATATTATAGTAAAAGTTGCTAAATTGAATGATAAGGAAAAGCTGCTTGATTACATAAAATCTGAAATTTATCCTTATTACGCTGATCAAGAAGCCAATATTTTATAGTACTTTTAACCTCCTAAAAATCACACAGATATATGCAATTACCCTTTACACATGACGGCACCCTTGACATTGCTACTGGACGAAGCCGTAAAGAACTAAACTGGAAGAACAAAGAGATAACATGGTCGGAGTTAGTTGCAAAACTTAGTACAACCCATAGAACCGCTGAAACATACAAAGAATACCTTAGTAGTAAAAAGCCTAGACAAGATGAAATTAAAGACATAGGCGGCTTTGTAGGAGGCTATTTAACCAATGGTAGACGTAAGCCTGAACATGTGGCGCATAGACAACTTGTATCGCTTGACATTGACTTTGCTAATATGGACTTATGGGATGACTTCTGTACGTTCTACGATAATGCTGCAATACTTTATTCTACACATAAACACAGCATAGCTACCCCTCGTTTTAGACTACTTGTGCCATTAGATAGACCTGTTTTTAGGGATGAATACGTGGCTATTGCTAGGCGCATAGCAGGAATGATAGGCATTGAATACTTTGATGACACAACCTATCAACCTGAAAGGCTTATGTATTGGCCATCGACTGCTAAAGATGGCGATTATGTGTTCCAGGCGCAAGATGGCGAATGGATGAATGCTGATAAGATATTGGCATCTTACCGCGATTGGAATGATGCTAGTGAATGGCCGATAAGTAGCAGAGTTGATAAGGCTTTAGTACGTAATATGCAAAAGCAAGGCGATCCGCTTGAAAAGCCAGGACTTGTTGGCGCTTTCTGCCGTAGTTATAACATACATGAAGCTATTGAAGCGTTTTTGTTGGATGTGTATGATACATGTGATGTAGATAACCGTTATAGTTATAAGCATGGCTCAACAGCAGGTGGATTAGTTGTTTATGAAGATAAATACGCTTATTCGCATCATGGCACCGACCCGACAAGCGGAAAGCTATGTAACGCGTTCGACCTTGTACGTTTGCACCTTTACGGCCTTAAAGATGAAGATGCAAAAGAAGATACTCCAATTAATAAGCTACCTAGCTATACGGCTATGTGCGATATGGTTACAAAAGATAAAAAAACTAAACAGCAGATAGGATCGGAAAAGATGGAATTAGCGCGCTTAGACTTCGGCGCCGAATATGTGGATGCAGAGGAAATACATAGTACTGAATGGTTAACTGAAATGGATGTAGACGGAAAAGGTAATTACCTTTGCACCATCAATAACGTGGTATTGATACTAAATAATGACCCAATGCTTAAAGGTCGTTTGGCCCTTAATACTTTCGAACAAAGAGAAGTTGCACTAAAAGACTTGCCATGGCGTAAAGTTATTTCAGGTAATAGGAACTTAACCGATACAGATGATGCAGCAATAAGACATTATATAGAGAATACTTACAATATAAGCGGAACGCAAAAGGTACAAGATGCCGTTAAGGTAGTAATGATGCGTAATGGCTTTCATCCTGTACGCGATTACCTGGACTCGCTTGAATGGGATGGCGAAGAACGCATTGAGTCTTTGCTTATCGACTACTTAGGCGCTGAAGATAACGAATATGTAAAGGCAGTTACCCGAAAAGCCTTAATGGCGGCAGTAGCTCGTATTTACCGTCCAGGGGTTAAATTCGACAACGTATTAGTATTAGTTGGCCAGGAAGGAGTTGGTAAAAGTGAAATACTATTCAGATTAGGCGGCGATTGGTTCAACGATAGCTTAACCACCGTACACGGAAAAGATGCCTACGAACAACTACAAGGCGCTTGGCTTATTGAAATGGCCGAACTTGCAGGGCTTAAAAAAGCTGAAGTTGAAACGGTAAAGCACTTTATATCTAAACGCGTGGACAGGTATAGAGTGGCCTATGGCAGGCGCACAGAGGACTTTCCTCGTCAATGTGTGTTCTTTGGCACAACCAACAAAATGGACTTCTTAAAAGGGCAGAATGGCGATCGTAGGTTCTGGCCTGTTGTAGTAAGGGCTGAAAAACCTAGCAGAGATTTATTTAAGGAGCTTAATCAAGATGAAGTGGCTAAAATATGGGCCGAAGCTAAGTATTACTATGAAACGGGCGAAAAGTTGGTTTTAGATAGCAATATAGAGGTATTGGCCAAGCAGACACAAGCCGAACACGTGGAATTTGATGACCGAACTGGCTTAATACGTGATTACTTAAATAAGCCAATTACTGAAAATTGGGAGGACTTAGATGTGTTTCAAAGAAGGGAGTTTTTACAGGGGGATGACATATTGGCCGTAAAAGGTAAGGTCAAAAGAACCCGTGTTTGTGTGGCTGAAATATGGCAAGAAGTGTTTGGAGGAAGCCTAAAAGATATGTCAAGATTTAACGTTTTAGACCTTCATAATATCATGCAAAATATACCTGAATGGGAGAAGCATAAAGGCAAGCTAAGATTCGGGAATTATGGGGTGCAAAGAGGGTATATTTTAAAAGGTTATTTTACTCCAAATTCGGATGATTTTAGTGTAGCCGACAGCAATTAGGCAAAAATGACGGCTACACATAGATGTTTCCGTTGTTGCCGACAATTGTTGCCGTAAAAATGGGGGTCGGCAACAGCTAAAAAGTAAAAGTGTAAAAGGTTTTAACTGTTTTGTTTCCGATGTTGCCGATAAATTTATAAATAGTACAAATAGTTAAATAGGGGAATATATAGTATATATATTATATATGATACTGCCTAATAGGAATATATAGAGTTTTTGGAAAATGACGGCACAGGGCAACATGGCAACTTTGGATGGTAATTTGATTGGATTGTAACAACAAAAAATAGGGCAAATGATAAGCGAAAAATTGATAGAAAAAAAGCTGAAAAACGAGGTTGAAAAGATGGGCGGTTTAGCTGTTAAATTTGCGTCATCTTTTTATACAGGAATGCCTGATAGAATTGTGTTGATGCCAGGGGGAAAAATCAGTTTTGTAGAAACTAAATCTGAAGGCAAAAAAACCACAGCAAGACAGAATGTCGTAATTGGGATTCTTAGGTCTTTAGGTTTTAGAGTCGATATAATTGACAATTTAGAAACATTAGAAAAATACGTTAAAAGCTTAAAAGACTAAAATGATATACGAACCACACGTTTACCAAGATCATGCGACAAAACATATTATTGAAAATCCTTATTCTGCTTTATTCCTTGAAATGGGGTTAGGTAAAACAATTTCAACCTTAACCGCTATTGATGAATTAATGTATAACCTTTATGAGGTGCAAAAGGTTTTAGTAATAGCACCTAAATTAGTAGCAGAGGAAACATGGACAACAGAAGCCTTAAAATGGGAACATACTAAGCATTTGACAATGTCCTTAGTGTTAGGTACAGAAAGGCAAAGGAAAGAGGCTTTAAATAAGAATGTGGACATTTATGTAATTAATAGGGAAAACGTACAATGGTTAATTGGCTATTACGGTACTGCTTTTCCATTTGACATGCTTGTAATTGATGAATTATCTAGTTTTAAGTCTGCAAAAGCGATTAGGTTTAAATCCTTAAAGCAAATTCGACCTAAGATAAAAAGAGTTGTAGGTTTAACAGGCACTCCAGCACCTAATGGATTAATTGACTTATGGCCACAAATATATTTATTGGATCAAGGGGAAAGATTAGGAAAAACCATATCAGGATATAGGGAAAGATACTTTAATCCAGGAAGAAGAAACGGAGCAATTGTATATGACTTTAAACTTAAAAGCGATTCAGAACAGCAGATTTATGATAAAATAGGCGATATCTGTATTTCCATGAAGGCAAAGGATTGGTTGGAGCTACCTGAAAGATTAGATCAAAATAGGATTATAAAACTAGATCAAAAAACCCTAGAGGGGTATTTAGACTTTGAGAAAGAACAAATATTAACTTTATCAAACGGAGAGGAAATAAACGCTATTAATGCAGCAGCTTTAACCAATAAGCTTTTACAATATGCTAATGGGGCTTTATACCATTCCGACAAAAGCGGAAACTATACAGAAGTACATAAAAGAAAATTAGAAGCTTTAGAGGAAGATATTGAAGCAGCGAACGGAAATCCTTTTTTAATCTTTTATTCATACAAAAGCGATGCTGAAAGAATCATGAAGCATCTAAAAAGCTACGGCCCGAAAATCCTAGATGGGGGTAAAGACATAGTTGCTTGGAATAAAAAGCAAATCCCAATTTTACTAGCCCATCCAGCAAGCGCAGGTCATGGGTTAAATATGCAATCAGGCGGAAACCTCATAGGATGGTTTGGCCTTCCTTGGTCTTTGGAACTATACCAACAAGCCGTAGCACGTTTAGATCGACAGGGCCAGCAAATTAGTGTTATCAATAAAAGATATGTGGTTGATGGCACCATGGATCAGGACGTTTTAAGAGCCTTAGAGAATAAAACAGATAGTCAAGAGGCTTTAATGCAAGCCGTAAAGGCCCGAATTAATAAATATCTAAAAAACCTCGGAGGAGGGTAAAACAGTTTCTTTTAAAAAACCTCCGAGGGGGTAACAAAGTAAGGGTATAACTTGACAAAATTTGTCAAATAGTTAAGGCAAAGCTTTACTTTTATTCTTTCGTGGGTTTATGGCATCAGTAGGAAATACGAGCAAGCGCCCGTACTTCTCAACTGTTTTAATTTTACCCGACTTAATGTAGTACTTTATATGATTTAAAGTAATTCCGAGCCTCTGGGCTAGTTCTTTTTGGGTTATTGGTTCGGGCATTGTGTTAATGTTTTAATAGCTTTTTCTATTGCCTTGATAATAGCGGGCAATTTTTCTTTAGTTGTTATTATCATAAAATTATTTTTTCACTATTGAATAGTCCAATATTTCAAAAAAATTAGCCATTCTTTCGGCTTCTTCTTTCCTAAAAAATAAAAGGGCTTTAGATTTATCTTTTGTGATATGTTGGCAATAAGTGTTACATACTCCTTTTTTAGGGTTGTTAATACTTAGGTTTTCATGGTAATAAACTTTCGTTTCTCCATTTACACGCGTTTTGAATTTAATAAGATACATAAAATAAAGTTTTTGTTAATGCCCAAAAAGCCCGAACAAGTCGGGCCAAATGGTGGGGAAAGGATAAATTTTAATTTTTTGTCATTTGTTGTAAAAGTTCATCGATTGAGTAGTAAACGTATTTTCTTTTAACTTCGGCGCATTGTGCATCGCTAAAATAACTTATTACTAATTTCATTGCCTCGGTATCATCTCCAATATAGCCGCATTCATGATTACTAAATTCATAATCATAAACGGCTTGTGGGTCGCATTCTTTACCTATTCTAGCGTTTAAAGATTCATAATAAGAAAAAAGCGATTTAATACCTTCTTTGGTTCCATATAGCCCAGCGCCACCGCTTAAAATATCCTTTTTGTCTAGATTAAATTTTTTTAATCCTTCAGCCAATTGAGAATTTGAAAAAGCAAAAAAGCAATTTTCTAGTACTGGTTGTTGATTTTTAATTTCTTGGTAAGTCATAATAGTAAATTTTTAAATTTTAAGTTTATAATAGTCCAGATTCTTGAAATGAAAAATGTGATTCATCTGTTATTATAATATGGTCTAATAGACGCATATCTAACAATTTAGCCGCATTAGCTATTTTTTCAGTGATTGCCTTATCAGCGTTTGAGGGTTGTAAATTACCGCTAGGATGATTATGAGCTACTAAAATAGAACTAGCATTTGAAAGCAAAGCAAATTGAAAAATTACTTTTGGGTCAGCTATTGTAGCCGTTACCCCGCCACTAGAAACCTTATAAAAACCCAATACTTTATTTGCATTATTTAAGGCTATTACTATAAAAGATTCAGTCCAATCCATTGTATCTGCATCAAAACACATACGAGCAATATCCGCGGCATCGTTTGAACTTGAAATAGTTTTTAATTCTGACTTTTTGCCCTTGTATTTTAAGGAAATGTTAAATTCTGGTAGATTATTTTTCATGTTTATTTGCTTGTGATTTCTTGAATAATAGTTTTTACTAATGTGATTAATAAGATGCCAACAATTAAAAAGATGGCAAAATCAATGATATTTATCATGCTATTTTATTTTTTCAGTTATTAAATTGAATACTAAATAAATAGCGTTAAAGATAAAAGCAGCGAATAAAGATAATTGTACGTACTGGATAACTTGGGACATGGTTTTAAAATTTATTGATTAATAATGAAATGATAAAAGAAGCGGTCAAACAAAATAGCATTGTTGAAAAATATCCAAACATTGCAAAAAATAAACCTAAGCAGGCAACGGATACGCAGGTAATAGTTAATAAAGCATTTAATTTTTTCATAAGTGAGTTTTTAAGCGTTTTTTGATAGATCAAAGATACATTAATTTTGTAGTTAGTACAAAACATTTTGTCAATTATTTTTAAAGTTTGTGATGAATGGTAAATATTAAGGATGAACGGTAAGTTATTTTATTATTTGCTTTTATTATATCTTTGAGGTATGGAAAAGAAGGATAAAAAAACTACTAAAAAACTACCTGTAAGATTTACAGGTAAAGAGGGAAACAGCTTTTCCGCTACAAATCAACCTAGCCCACAGGCTAAGAGTGAAGGCTGGAAAGAGTTTCGCAAAAAAAGAATGTTAACACAGGAGCTTATAAAGTTGATGATCGGAAAGGACGGAAAACCAAACGACACTTTTAAAGGTTACCTTAAAAGCTTAGTGGTAAATGCTAAATTAGGCAACGCAAAAGCCATTGAGGCGGTTAACAAATGTTTGGAGGACGACATTACAAAAATCGAGCTATCGGGCGAAGTGGCACAAAGGCAATTGATGACCATTGACCCGCTTAAATTAGATGATGCAGATACAACCGACTAAAGCACTCCGCAAAATAGCGGCTTTGCGCAAAAGGATTAAAGGCATACAAGGAGGACAGGGGGCGGGTAAAACCTTTTCAATTCTTATGTTATTGGTTAATCATGCCTATTCAAATCCCAATAAAGAAATCTTTATCGCTAGTGAGGAACTTAGTAAAATGAGGATAACAGTAATAAAGGACTTTATTAATATTATGCGCTTATTTGACATATTCAACCCTACTTTATGGGTTGATGGCACTTTGTACCGCTTCGACAATGGAAGCTTTATAAAGTTTATCGGATTAGATAAGGCCGACATTGGAAAGGGTTTAAGATCCGATATAATGTTTGTAAATGAGGCAAATAAAATCAAGTTCGACACTTACAGAGAATTAACCTCCAGAGCCAAACAGATATTTATTGACTTTAACCCAAACGCCAAATTTTGGTTTCATACTGAAGTAGAACCCCGTAATGATTGCGACTTTATTAAATTAACCTTTGAGGATAACGAGTTTTTAAGCAAAGAGGAACGCGGGGAAATAATGCGCTATAAGGAAAAAGGCTTTAATACTGACGGCACCATAAAATCCCAATATTGGGCGAATATGTGGCGCGTCTATGGATTGGGGGAAGTTGGACAGGTTGAAGGGCGAATTTATAATTGGAAGCCTATACCGTTAGAAACCTATCAAGCAATTGAGAAAAGAGTTTATATAGGTTGCGATTGGGGAAAGGTTGACCCCTTTGCAATCGTTGAGTGCAAATATCATGACGGCAATTTGTACGTGCATGAATTAAACTATGAAAGCGAAAACGAAATCGAAAGGCGATTAAGTCCTACCGAATTGCACCAAATCAAAGCAGGATCAACAGAGGAAAACGAGGGTTTGATCGGATGGGTATTTAATCGGGTAAACGTTAAAAAGAACACAATTATAGTATGTGATAACAACAGGCCCAATAAAATTATAAGTTTGAGGAGGTCAGGCTGGGAGTATGCCGTAGCAGTTGGGGGTAAATCTAAACTACTTGACAGAATTGGGATGCTTAACGGCTTAAATGTATTTTACACAGATGCGAGTAAAAATATAGAGTTTGAACAAGAGAATTACTGCTACTCCAAAGATAAATTTGGGGCCATACAAGAGGAGCCAACCGACCAAAACAACCACACAATAGATGCAATCGCCTACGCAGTTCAACAGATGTTCGGCGATGGTATTATAAAAAATGTATAACTTTATCAAAATATATTTAATTTTACTTTATGGGACTACTTCAAAATATCTTTAATAGGTTTGTGGATTTACCGCAAGTGATTAGACAGAATGACGGCTACGTACCTGTACCGTTTACAACTATTTTGGATGCCTCCCCGCGATTTAATGACTATTTAACCGATGTGGCGTTAATGAATGCCGTATTGAAATCGCCAGCAGTGATGAAAGTTTTTGCGCTTCAATGCGACCTTTTCAGCCTTGCAAAAGTTTACGTTTATAACGATAAAGGCGAAGAAGTTCTAAATGATCCAGCAATTGACAGACTAAAAAAACCAAATAAGCTACAAAGCCAATCACAATTTTTTTGGGATTATATGTTTTGGAACATGTTAGGCACTGTTTATTTTTACCATGATAGCGAAATTGTAACCAATGATCAAGCCAATTTATTTTTTCTTGACCCCCGAAAGCTTACCTTTCCTGTTGAACTTGAAAGACAACAAGATAAATTTATTTTCTCCGATAAAACAATGGAGGAAATCGGCAAATTGCAAGCCACGTACAAATACGATGACGGCACCGAAATCAAAATACCGTTAAGCAATATCAGTACTATTACCGACCTTTCAAATGGTATGGGTAATTGGTGGAAAGGTCGCAGCCGCTTAGAATCTTTGTATAAAGTAATATCAAACAGCGAAAGCGCACTAGATTCTAAAAATATCAATGTAAGATACGCGGGTAAATTTATGGTATCGGGCCAATCAGATGCGGACAATATCAGCCAATTGCCTATGAATGAGGAGGAAAAGCAAGATATTGAAAGCAAAATGAATGGCCGTAAACAAGTTTATGCCACTAAGTCAATGATTGATATTAGACGCTTCGTTACTAATATGGCCCAATTGGAACTAGGCAAAGCGTATTTAGAAGATTATTTTTTAATCGGCTCAATGTACGGCATACCTCGTGAAGTTTTAGAAGCCTATCAAAGCAGCACATATGAGAATCAGGAGAAGGCAAGAGGCGCCCACGTTTCTTATTGCTTACAACCGAAAGGCGATCAATTTATGGATAGCATTTCAGACTTGTATGGATATAGAGAGGAGGACAAAAAATTGGTAATTGGTTGGGATCACTTACCATTCATGCAGGTATTTGAAAAAGATAGAGCCGAGGTTGAACGTAAGAAAATCGAAACTTTGACAAGTATGTTGAAAATTAATATACCTTTGGATGAATGTAACGCATTCCTAGACACAAATTTTAAAACGGCTCAATATGTCGCAACAAATAAAAACGCAACTAACACTGGAACAAATCAAGGCAATCAAGGAAACTAAGATAGCTAAAATTGCAAATCAGGAAATTATTAATAAACATGGTAAACAAAATTCAAATCCCTCAATTCGCTAGTAAAGCCGAGCTTCACGCATGGCTATACGAAAACAAATCTTTGCTTTTAGAGCAGAAAAAGGCTATTACCAAAGAGGCGGACACAGTTCCGTTTGTTGTGGATGAACAACCTTTAAGCGACAAAACCCAATCAGCTGATAAAGCCGCGCCAATGACGACTAACAGCGATAATGGCGAAGATTCAGAGATGGAGGGCGTGATTAAAGCAAAATTAGTGATCAACACTACTAATGTGATTGATAGCCATATGGATTGCCATATGAAAGGCATTTGGAAAAAGTCCTTGAATGAGAAAAAGCAATTTTATCTATGTCAAGAACATAGCCTAACATTTAAGGGTATCATTACCGATAAGGTAAAAGCCTATACAAAAAGCATTGCTTGGAACAAATTAGGCGCACCATATGAAGGCAATACAGAGGCTTTAATGTTTGACGCTGAAATAGATTCAGACAGAAACGAATACATGTTTGAGCAATACGCAAAAGGCCGTGTGATGAATCACAGCGTAGGAATGCGATATGTAAAGGTGTTTATGTGCGTGAATAGCGACCAAAAATATTATGCTGAAGAAAAAGCTAATTGGGATAAATACTATCCTGAAGTAGTAAACAAAGAAGTAGCAGATCAAGCAGGTTATTTTTGGGCTGTTACTGAAGCAAAAGTAGTTGAAGGGTCAGCTGTTGTGATGGGTTCTAATACTTGGACTCCAACAATGGACATGACTGAAAAAAATATTGACGAGCCGACTGATGACGATCAGAACACTCCGAAAGCCGAGCCGCTGAATAATAGCACTCAAACCCAAACAGAAACGCCGAAAGGCACATTTTTAAACCCAAATCTTTATTAAGATGGTATTTACTTACAAAAATGAAGCTGAATTGAGTGCTATGACTCCAGAGCAAAGAGATGCTTATGGAACTGAAAAGCGTCAATTCGAAGCTGAAACAAGACAAAAAGAAACTGAAGCTGCTATTGAAAAAGCATTAGCAGGCGCAGTATCTTCTAAAGAAGTAGCGGAAATCCGTGAATCTTTAAACCAAATCAAAGAAACTTCTACTTTAGGAGCTTCTAAAGAAGTATCTGTATCAAAGCAAATCGCTGCGAAAAAAGATATTTTAAAGGCATTAGCTAGTCGCACCAACATTTCTGAAAAGGAAGTTGAAATCACTACTAAGGCTTTATCTAATCGCGCTTCTATCGGCGACAACGAACAAGCGTTCGACTTGCCAGATATCGGAAAGTTAGCGACTAGAAAATTAGTTATGTACGATATTTTCCCTAAGTTGACTATTGCTTCAAGCAATAACAACGGAACTATCCGTTACTATGACTGGGATCAGGCAACAACTGTACGTGCAGCTGCAATGGTAGCTGAAGGTACTGCTTTCCCTGAATCAACTGCTAAGTTTCAAAAGTATTCTATTCCTTTACAGAAAGTAGGCGATACTTTACCTGTAACTGAAGAATTTTTTGAAGATGAGCAAATGTTTGCAGCTGAATTAGGTCTTTTCTTAGAAACTAACGTTGCTTTGAAAATTGACGACCAATTAGCTAATGGAGATGGTACTGGCAATAACCTTAAAGGTGTATTCGCTTCTGTACCTGCATTCACTGCTCCACAAGCTGGAATCCAAGATGCAAGCATCTACGACTTAATCGTTAAGGTTAAAGAATCAATCACTGCAACTGGTGGTGCTAAATACACTCCTGATGTAGCGTTTATGAACATCGTTGACATTAACAAGATGAAGTTGAAAAAAGATACTTACAATAACTACATTATCCCTCCATTTGCAACAGTAGGCGGACAAGTAGTTGACAGTATTTTAGTAATTGAGTCAAACAATGTAACTGCTAATACTTTTGTATTAGGCGACAGAAGATTTGCTAGAATCTACGAAAAAGGTGGATTTGAGCTTTCTCAAGGCATGGTTGGTACTCAATTTACTGAAGATGAAATGACTTTGAAAGTGCGTAAGCGTTTAGCTTTCTTAATCCGTAACGTAGACGCTACTGGTTGGAAGAAAGTAACAAGCATTTCAGCTGCTTTAGTAACTTTGGCTTCTACTCCTTCATAGTTTTAATAGCTTAATAGTATAATACAAACAAACATGAAAACAATAGTATTTACACAGGATTACGCAAGTAAAAAAGTCGGCGATGAAATGCAAGTTGACAGCATGTTAGCGGTAACGTTAATAGAGGAAAAAGTTGCAAAAATCAAGACTGAAAAAGTTGCTGTATCTAAATTAGAAAAACCTGTTGAAATAGTAGAGGAAGAAGTTAAATCGGTATCAAAGCCAAAGAAAAAATAAAGGCTCACACAGTATGAATAATATTATCAATAATACTGCTTTTGTAGGACGCTATCAGGTAGCTAATTTTGACGACCCAACGGTTAGTTTGGAATTAGACTACTTGATAGCAACCTATCAAGAGGAATATTTAAGAACCTTGCTAGGCCCAGACATTTATAGTCTTTTTGCTGCTTGGTACGACAGTACAGAACCTAGACCTGAAAACGTTGAATTTGAATTCCTTTTATCGGGAGGAAATTTCGTTTCAAGGGAAGGGGTGCCATTATACGCACCGCCAATAAGCCAAGCAATTACTGCTTACGTTTATTGCAAGTGGCAGGAATGGAACTATACGCAAACCGTATCAATGGGAGAAGTTAAAACAGAATCACAAAATGCTTTAATTTCATCCGCTAGACTTAAAGTCGTAGATGCTTGGAATTACCTTGTTAATGCCTCAATGTCTTATTGGTTGTATTTAAACAAACAATATGCTAATAATTCAACTTGGGCAACTTGGGAAAGAATAGCGAGAGAACATTATGTTCAAGACATTTATGTAAAACGTAATAGACTAGATATATAATGAAAAGCAATACTATTATTGTTGATATATTTGAAAGTGTAGTTGAAAAGGTAACAGCTGCTTACGGATCTAATGTGCGTTATATGTACGGCCCCGTTGAGGAAATTGAAGCTAATTTAGTTAACTTGACAAGGGCGAAAGGTTTACCCAATTCGAATGTAGAGGATAAATATCCATTAATTGCATTGTTTCAAGACTTTCCTGAAAAAAGGGGGGATGCGAATGGCTATTATGCAGATGTTACTATCCCAATCATTTTAATTGCGACTTTAACCGACAATAAGTATAAAGCGCCAGAAAGATACGAACACAGCTTTAAACCAATCCTTTATCCAATTTATAAGCTATTCTTGCAAGAGATGGCGAAAAGCGGAAAAATTATTGGCAATGATCCAGATAGCTTTGACCATACAAAGTTTGACCGTTTATACTATGGTAGAAAAACAGTAGGAACAGCGTTAAACGATTATGTTGACGCAATTGAAATAAACAATCTTAGAATAACCGTTGCACAGTCTTGTTAGGCTGTCAACACAATAATTTAAAAATATGGCATTCGATAATCCATGTCAGTTAGATGAAAACATCGTAAATACTGGCACAGAATGTAACGAGGCAATGGGGCCAACCGCATTGATCTTGTTAGGCGATACCAACATCGAGTACACTCCTGAACAAGTTGAAGGCAGTATGTTAGATGTTTTAGAAACTGCTATCCATGCAGCTGGTAAAGCTCGTGTTTACCCATTATTTGGGAATAACGCACCAATCCGCGACATCCAAAACACAAACGGCGATAACGTTTTAGAAGAAATGCCTGATGGTTCTACTGCATTCGTAAGAAGCGGTAAATTCACTCGTTTGTTCTTAACTAAAGAGGGTGGCGATTGTTTAGGTAAAATCCTTTACCAAATGAACGGATCAACTTTAGGCTTTATTGAGGTGGACGCAAACAATAAAGTTAAGATGCGTAAATTAGCAAACGGCAATTACAGCTTCATCCCTGTAAACATGATCGATGCTCCTTTACCTTCTTTGGCTTCATTTACAGAAGTGTATAAAAATGCTTTCAGAATGAACTTTGATCCTAAGTACTACATTAAAGAAGCGGTTACATTCGTGTCAACTGAAGATTTAACAGGCCTTAGCGGATTAGTAAGTGCTGGAGTATTTGCAGGTACACAAGCTGCATCAAGCACTTTTGTTTTTGTAAAAGTGCAATCACTTTGCGCTAATACTAACTTAGTGGCTGAATTCCCTACTCAAATTGTTGAAGTAGACAATTTTGTAGTGAAAGAAGGTAGCACTGTAATCACTCCTTCAGCTGTTGCAGTTGTAGGCGGAGAAGTTAAAATCACTTTTGCAGCTCAAACAAGTGGCGACGTTATCACTGTAACAGGTGCAGCGGCTTCTGTTTTAAATGCAAATGGTATCACTGGCTTTGACATTGTATCAGGCGTGTCTATCACTCTACCATAAGGTAAAGCATTAATAGGAAAAAGGCCCCGATTGCAATATATCGGGGTTTTTTATTTACTTTTGATTAGATAAAAATAAAAAATTATGGCAAAAATTAAATTACATGGCGTTTCTATCAACACAGAAGCGTTTAAAACGGCTAAATCTGTAAGTGAGGCTAACTTGTTTGCACATTTAGGAGAAGGCGCAGAAGCGGCTGAAAACGACCTTTTAGCAGTATTAAACATTGTGGATAAGAAAGCTAAAAAGGAAAAAGTTGAAGTAACTGTTGAAAACTTATCTGAAGTAGAAGAAAATGGCAATACAGGGGCTTAAAAACCTAGCGGTTGGATTGGCTTCTATCGACATGGAGGAGGAGCAATACCGAATCGTAGAAGATAATCGGGATGAAATTGTTTTGGCACAAGCCGAAGTATTATCAGAGGGTAAAGACAAAACAGGCCAACCTAGACAAGATCAATACCGACCTTTTACTATTCAGTACAAACAGGAATTTGGTAAAGGCTTAGGACGTGTAGTTGACCGAGTTACGTTTTTTATGACGGGCAATTTGTATTATAGCTTATTTGCAAGGGTTACAAAACGCACTTATAGCGTTGAATCGCCTTTGCCAACCTATGGTAAAATGCTTGAAAGAATTGGTAAAAACAATTTCGGCCTTGACCCACAGAGGCAAATAGCGTTTAGGGATGGAATTACAATTCCCAGACTTAGACAGGTATTTTTCGAAAAAACAGGGTTACGCTTGTAATGAGGTAACCGCAAACAGACGTGGCAGATTGGAAATGCTTATAACCGCCATCGCTAAAAAACCATAAGGCGGTTATTGACTACATTGGCGACAGGTAGCACCTGAATAAGTGGTTGTAGGTTCGAATCCTACCGTCTGTTCAAACAACAACAAAATGCAAGAACTAAGTTTCTCAACTTGTACTATAAACGAGATGATAGGCTTTATGTTTGACGGTAAGACGCACCCGAATTGGGATGAAATTTACTTAGAATATATTGACACATCTGGAATAGCCATAACGCAAGAATATGAATTGCTATTAGGCATTCACAATTTACAAACTAGGTTAAATGCCGTACCTGAATACGTAAAAGTACAGACTGTTTGTTGGTACAATTTTAGACGTTTACATCCCGTAGCTACTGAACGATTAGCTAGATACGGTTATAAAATGCCTAAGACTGGCAACCCAATACCTGTATTAGCAAGAATTGAAAGCAAAGAAAAAAGGTTTCATCACGACATTAAGGTAAAAGAAGCCCAACTTGAAAAGCTAAGAGCATCACAAAAAACGGGCAAAGAAGGCAAAGAATCAAGACGTGAATTTATACGTTTACTAAATCATTTAGGCACAAAATACAGAGTTGATCGTGATAAAACTACGTGTGAAGAATTAGCTTTAATGGTAAAAGATATGAATGATGAAGCTTTAGCACAACAAATGGAGAGTATGTCAAGAGGAAAATAGTTATCTTTATGATATAAATTTGATTTATGGAGCAAAATATTATTGAGTTAGGGTTTGATATGGCCAAATTTACGCCTCAACAGAAAGAGGTGCTAGATGGCTTAAATCAAGTAATTGCATCAGCTGAAAAGATTGAGTCGCTTAAAATAGGCCCGTCTGTTTCTCCTTCCTGGAAAGCCTTAAAGGATTCAATTAGCGCGCAAGCCCTTGAACTTAAGAAATTGCAAGATGCAAATGTGCAATATGTTAAAAGCCAAGAAGCTTTGACAAAAGCTGAAACGGCTCAAATTGTGCAAATGCAACAAAAAGAACGTTTAGCCCAACAAGAAATTAAAACTAAAAAAGCATTAGCGGCTGAATCAAATGCTAGCGCAAATGCAACAGCTAAAGAGGCTAAATTAATTGATCAGCTTACAAATGAGTATTTACAGCTTAATAAAGCCTATAACGATGCAGTTTTAAAGTATCGTAATCTATTTTTAGTAAAAGGAGAAGATGCAGCAGTAACTAAGCAACAATTGCAAACCGTTACTGAATATCGTACCATTTTAGATAAGATGGATAAAAATTTGAATATACACACTAGAAACGTGGGTAACTATTCAAGTGCTTTTAACGGATTAGGAATGTCAATCCAACAAGTAGGCCGAGAATTGCCAACACTTGCAATTAACTTCCAAATGTTTGCATTGGCTATTTCAAATAACTTACCAATACTTGCGGACGAATTAGGAAGGGCTAAAAAGGAAATTGCAGCGCTTCAAGCAGAAGGTAAAACCGCGCCTAGCCTATTTTCACAAATAGGAAAAGCGATATTTAGTTGGCAATCTGCCCTTACTATTGGCATTACTTTGTTTACTGTTTATGCAAAAGAGATAGGGGATTTTGTAGGGTCGTTAGTTTCAGCAGAATATGCCTTGAAAAAGGAAGCTGAAGCACAAGCTAGAAGGAATGTTTTAATGTTAGAATACCTTAAGATAATGAGGGATATTAACCAAACAAATGATTTCACAAATAACCAATATGATCAAACAATTAGGTCAATGGAGGCCGAAATAGGATCAGCAAGGTCATTAGGTAAATCTAAGCTTGACTTATTAACTTTAGAGGAAAAATTAGCTGTTCAAAGAGAATTAACAGCCAATAAAGCATTTTTAGAAAGCGGCGGTTTTACAGAATTAGGCGAAAGAGAGAAAAAAGTTACTTCCTTACGTATTGCTTTGCTTGAAAACAATAGAGCCTTAGAAAAAGATATAAATAATAAAAGACTAATTGATCAAAAGAAAACTTTAGAGGAAGAACTTAAAAATGCAACGGATAGCTACGATATGCAATTTAAGATAGTCGATGAATTTTCTAGGACTTTTAATCAAGTAAATGAAAAGCGTAATGAATTAGCTACTTTTCTTGAATCAGAAAAGACTAAAAATATAATGGATAACATTACTAATGAGGCTAACATGCAGATAGCTAAAAATGAAGTTGTGTTAAATAGCGAAGCTTCTACTGAAAAGCAAAGATTAGCAGCTCTACAAAGTAATTTTAGTGAACGTAAAAAAATTATACAAGCGGAACTTGATTATGCTAAAAAACAGCCTGGAGCTTATAATGCAGATGGAAGCGCAACTTCTGAAACTAAAAAAGCAATATTAAAGGCAAATGCTGAAACATTAGACGCTACAATTCAATTACAGGATAAAACTTTCCAAGTAAAAGAGGATTATCGTAAAAGAAATTTAGCCGCTGACTCATCTATACTAAAAAGCCAATTAGCTATTCAGGATGAATTTGCTAAAAACTTATTAGCTAGAGAAACAGCATCTATTGAAGATCGTTTGTCTGCCCAAAAACAATTAATAGCTGATCAGGAAACTGCTGAAACGGATAGGTATAAAATGGCTATTGATAAGAAGGGATTGACGGATAAAGAAGTTGAGGCCCTTGAAAAAGAGCATCAAACCAATTTAGCTTTAATCAAAATTAGAGGCACGGTTTCAACTATTGAGCTTGTTAGAAAATTAACCTTAGAAGCTATCCAAAGAGATGGAAATACAGTTGAAACCGCTAGTTTAGAGGCTTTAACTAAAGACTATAACGCTTTAGCTGATAACTTAGAGAAAAAGTTAATCACACTTAAAGAGTTCAATCAGCAAAAAAGAATTATAGATCAAAATTATACTGACCAAAGCTTAAATACGCAATTAGATGCAATTGATAAGGTTATTGAGGCTGAAAAGAAAGCTGATAAGGATATTACGGCATTGCTTAAGCAAAGAGAAGCAATTGTAAACAATATTGCTAAAAATAGATTAAGTAAGGCTGAAGATGATGCTAAAATTCAGAAAGATATCGATAAGGCTATTTGGGATGCTGCTAAACAATTGGCCTTTGAAACGCTTGATGCGATACAGGTAATGGTTACAGCTACTTATGATAATGAAATAGCTAGGTTGCAGGAATTACAAAAAGCTAAAGATGAATATTATAGCACTGAAATAGATAATATTAAAAATAGTTCATTATCAGAAGAAGAAAAAATAAGGAGAACTAAAGTGCTTGAAGCTGAAGCAGCTCAACAACGTAAAAAAATAGATGCTGAAATAAAACAAGAAAATATTAAAAAGGCGCAAGCTGAACGTGAATTTCAGATATTTAAAATTATAGGTAATACTGCAATAGGTATAACAAGTGCTTTATCTTCTACACCTCCGAATCCCGTTTTAGCTGCTATTATTGGGGCTATTGGCGCAGTGCAATTAGCTAAAACAATTGCTACTCCTATTCCTAAATATGCAGATGGTACATCAAACCACCCTGGAGGTTTAGCAATATACGGAGAAGCTGGGCCAGAGGTAGTAAAAGAGCCAGGAAAGGACGCTTATTTAGTTAATCAAGCCACATTAAGCGCTTTACCTAAAGGAACTAAGGTTACTCCAATGGATCAAATTAACCAAGTGATGATGGAAACAATGCTTAAATCACAAGGAAGGTTTATGAATAGTGATTCTTACGATAGCAGTTGGGATGTAGCTAGATGGCAAACAAATAGATTAGAAAAGGCTTTAGCTAAAAATGCTAAACGTTCAAATAGGGTTAATGTGGTACTAAAAAGTTCGCTAGATGTAAACAAGAGTTTTGGTAGATAATCGCATATCTTTGAATGTACTTGCATTGGTTCTTTGTTATGATTTTGTTGTGCGGCCCTCGTTTTTACGGGGGCTTTTTTTATTTGCTTTAAATAATCTTATATTTGCTTTATGGGAATACCTACTAAAAATTGGCTATACTTTATTGGGGATAATAAGGGTAAAACTGCACGTATTAGCAACGGAGTTGTTAGTATGCTTGGCGGCCCTCCTGTACCTTTGGCACAAAATCCACAAGGTTGGCAAGACATAGAAGTAGGGTTTGCAACAGATTTTAAGTATAATAGCCTTAACAGAATGGCTACTATTCCAATGACTTTTATAGGCGATGGCGCTGAAATATTACGCTATTTTATGTATAGTGGTAAAGGGTTTAATGAGGATTTATACGTTATAGCCCTTAAAAAATCCTATGCAAATGGCAAATACGAGCTTCAATACAGCGGAAAGCTAGATATGTCAAAAGCAAAAGATAATCCTTTAATAGGGGTAGAAGTACCTGCAAAAGAAGGAGGAATCATGTCTTATATTGCTGCAAATGAAAGTGTGATATATGAAATAGACTCAACTAGCGCAAATACTGATACTGAAAGCGTTTTATTTGATGGAGCAAGTTTTAGCAATGTATTTGATTTTATCTTTGGGTCAACTCCTTCAGGAGAGTCATTTGGTTCGGATTTTAGTTTAAAAAATGGTATTTATGGTACTTTTCCGTTCGTATATGACACAGAACAGGGGCTTTCTTTTAATTTAGTTAAAGGAAGTACTATTGAGCCAGATAATTTTTCAGATTTATCCGCATATGTTTCAAGTTCTGCAAACTATCTTTTTTATTCGGCAGACCCAATTACTATCGACATAAATGGTTTTTTAGTATTTACCAAAAAAATAGCTACAAGCCCATCTTTATTTAACATAGATTTATTTTTTTACACTT